TTTCTGAAATGAACGACTTATTAGTTTTTGGTTGTTTATAAAGGCATAAGGAGATGTTATTCCTATATTATAGGATGTAAATTTTGGAGTCTTTGTTCCACCAGTTATAGAATCAACTTTGAATTCCTTTTCGAGATTGGACGTTTTCTCTGAAGCCGTATTCGGGGTAAGTATCTCAAAATGAACTTCCTCTAGACCAGAGCCAACAATACCATTAGCTTCGACCATACCAGTACCATCTTCTATTGCAATATTACCGAACATACAATTATTGTATATCGACTCCCAGATGCTCATTCCTTTAATGATACCACTCAATTCGAGATTTTTACCTCTGTAATTTATAAATTCACAGTTCCAATCAGAGGTAGCTTTGGGATCTAATGTCTCAAAACTGGGGGCAAGTTCTTCAGCCATAGTCTCTATTCTTGATGTTGTTGTTTAGTATTTCTCATCCATTTTGCAAATTCATCTACTATCTTTGGAACGTAAGAGGCTTTGATTAACATAATATGCCTCAACTTATCGTTCAAATGTAGTTCCCATTCTATATTAGTGACGGGCACTCTGTCCTCTTCTATATTGTTTGTCGGATATTGAATAAACTCAGCATCTTCATAATGATGAATTTCATCTAGGTCGTCATAAATTTTGTTTGCATAAGCATAGACTTCCGGTTCTCTCATTACCCAATCATAAAAAGGATCAATCACCTTATTTATAGCACATACAATCCACCAATAATCTTGAGTTCCATAATACTGTTCAGCCACTTTTTCGGGAGAAGAGGTCTCGTCTATTGTCACGGAATAATACATTGTTGCATATTTTTCTACTGTTTTGAGCATATCTAATCGGTGTGTGATATCAGTTATGCTTACTCCATTATAACTCACTTGAGGAAGTATTTTAGTATATTTCGCCATTATTAATAACCTCCAACTTGATCTATATCATCTTGAGTGATGATTGCATTTTCTTTAAGAACTATATCTAATTGAGTTTCAATTGGAGCTCCATCTTCATATGCATTCCACGTTCCTGTTGGCGTATAATTTACTGCTACTCTTTCAATAAAAGAATCTTTTATTTGAAATAAATGTGGATTGCGTTTCGCACCATACCAGAATTCGACATTGACTGTTACAGGTATACCTAGGCGTCCTATATTTCTCATAGAATCTGTAACTGCCTTATCGTCTTTACCAGCCATTGCAGGAAAGACAAACTTCACGCCATCTTTGCTGTTTTCATCTATCTCAGCCGTTGCTTTTTTATGGGCTTCAGCAGACTTAGCAAAATTAGTATCACCGCCAAGAGGTCCCTTAACTACCGGAGCCGCGAATTTTTTAAAAGCATAACAAACTGTTTGAATCGCATTTTGTTCTTCTCTATTTTTAGGAATCATTCTCCAACTTAAAGAGTGTGATCTTAGGGATGCACCATCATACACTAATCCCATCATTTGATTTTGTATCGAACCCATTGCCATTTTACCAGAATTGTTTACGTTTGCCATTGAAGAAGCAAAGTTAGCAAATTCGCTGGCAGCTCCACCCAACACGGCTTGACCTTGAGCCATAAAAGACGCTCCAAATCCTGAATACCCTCGTATATCTTCTCCGGAGCCTCTATTAACCGTCATATTATCTACTTCTGAATACTTCTGACCATATTCAGTATTAAGAGTTAACGGCATAGGTAACCAAATATTAGCAAGAGAATCCTTATCTAATCCGGAAATCTGACCAGTTTCTCCCTGATCACTTTCACGTTTAACTGGTACCCAAGAATTGATTATTAATCTTGTCCAAAAATTTCCTGCTGATACATCATCTAAAGGGAATTTAAATACTTTAGCGCCGTCTGCCGCGGGAATGTTTGAAGGATCGGCGGCGAATTCAGATGATGGATGCCGAGCATCGTCTAGGGAACTACTAACGTCATCTACTGCTATTGCCTTTCCGTGCGAACCAATACCCGGATTACTGTATCCTTTTTTTACTGCCATATGTCCTTGTCTTCGTGATAATGAGTCCTTTGAACTATTTATATAAATAGTTGAAATGGCTTATAAGGGAAAATATAAAGTAAAGAATCGTTCAAAATACGTAGGTGCAGTTGATAATGTGGTATATCGCTCATCTTGGGAAAGACGCTTTATGGTATATGCTGACACTAATCCTAATGTAGTTAAATGGAATAGTGAAGAACTTGTTATCCCATATGTGAGTCCTGTTGATGGAAAAGTTCATCGATACTTTCCTGATTTCTGGATTGAAGTATTAGGTGAAAAAGGACAGACAAATAATATGGTAATAGAAGTTAAGCCAAAGGGACAGACTGGACCGCCCAAGATGGGGAAGACCGCTAAGTCTAAATATCGTTATTTAAAAGCATTGAGGACTTGGAAAGTGAATGAAGCAAAGTTTGAAATGGCTAGAGAGTTTTGTGATGATAGGAAGTGGCAATTTAAAATACTAACAGAGGATCATTTGGTGAAGTAATATGGCCGCAAAAGTCGCAAAGAAATTAACCAGTATCGATAGGGGAACTGAAAGAGTCGCCTCTGATGGACGTAAGTATCGTTGGCTAGGAGGACAATGGGGAAGAATAGCAAAGTCTGGTAAGACAAGTCAGATGGCACGTCGGGCTATTGGAGCCGAATTGACTGCTACAGCATTGTCTGGTAAAAAAGGATCAAAAGCTAAACAAGCAAAGAAATCGATAGCGTGGTTTAAACAGAAAGTCGGTGATTCTGCTAAAGGGTTCAAAAAGAAAGCAAAGCTGAAGCCTGGAAAGATGTTTACGTTTGGATATGACGCCAAATACAAAGAGATACTTCCATATTGGGATAAATTTCCTCTTATTATTGTGCTTGATGTGTATAAGGATGGCTTTATGGGACTCAACTTTCATTATCTATTCCCTGTAGAGAGAATGAAATTTTTGACCAAGATAATGAAATTTGCTACTCAAAAGGGCGAACCAGAAGATATGACAGATAAAGCACGTTTCAATGTATCTTGGGACGCAGTACGAAATATTAAGAATGCCGACAAAATGATACATAAATACTTATACGGTCACGTAAGAACAAGTCTACTGGAAGCACCTCCCAATGAATGGGAGAATGCTATATTTTTACCATATCAGAGATTTGTCGGTGCTAAAGCAAAACAAGTTTGGAGTAAATAATGGAAGTATCAGCTTTTAACGATGTAATAGGACCCACAGGAGATTTCGCTAGAAATAATTTATATTCTATAGAAATCTATATGCCTCGAGGACACAAAGGAATGGGGCAAACTGGTAGTGGTGAATTCTTGGGGGAATTTTATACTGGAGCAGACAAAGAAAAAGGTGGCGCTAAATTTCTTTCATATAAAGCAAAGCAAGTAGCAATACCTGGTAAAACTATAGGTACAATCGATGCCAAGAGATTTGGTCCTATTTTTAAAGTTGCTAATGATTTGATCATAGACACAACGACTATGACATTTATGTGTGGAGAGGATTATGCAGAACATAGATTTTTTGATGGTTGGTTGTCTGCTATTGTGGGACAAGTTAAACACGGCACTGGAAATTCTTTAGGTTCTCCGAAGAAACATAGACAAATATATACCTTAAGTTATTATCTCGATTATGTTGGTGAGGTTAGAATTATTCCTCTCGATAGACAAGGTGGCGCTATTGCGAATGTCGTTTTAATAGAAGCATATCCAACAAGTGTTGGACCAATAGAATTTATTTGGGGAGAATCAACAGAGATAGCAACTTTTACTGTAACTTGGGCATATAGAGATTGGAATCATACTGATCCTGAAAATGGGTGGTGGGCAGATTCAAATGAACTTGCTCAGGGCTCGGTTATGGAACCAGTAAAAAAGAAAGAGGCTCCAGCAGCCCTCTAAGAAGGCACACAATAAAAGGGGAATAGCCGTTTATTCCCAGCATTGATAATATAATTGTTAATAGGAGATAATATTATGACATTACCAAAATTAGATACACCGATATATAATTTAAAATTACCGTCGGATAAGAAACAGACTGTATCCTACAGACCATTTCTGGTGAAAGAAGAAAAGGTTCTTTTAACAGCTATGGAAGGAGCAAAGAATTTAAAGGGACAAGAGTTTCAGAATGCAGTAAGGGATGTGATTTTAAGAATCATCACTAATTGTACTGAAGGAAAGATAAATGCAGATAAGTTACCAG